AAAGATTTAGAAAAGAATCTAATTAAATGTGAAGATAAATTTGTCATGATGTATTTTAATAAGATATTCAAAAAGATTTGTATGTATCACGATACGTACATTGGCAGTGGAACATCTCCAGAAACACGTCATGAACCGTTTATAATTGCATTTATTGGAGCACCAGGTATAGGAAAGACATATTTGTATAAAAAGATTTATAAAGATGTAGAGAAAATATTGGGAAAAGTGGTAGTCAATGCGGATAGGGAAATTTACATAAATAATCCAGTTTCGGAATATCACGATTCATACAAGGGGCAAGACTTATTCGTTTTTGATGATATATATCAGTTCAGGGACCCCACCATGTTGGCAGGAGAGAATGCTTTGTTGAACCAAGTTAAGGGAAGACAACCATATAAGTTGAATTGTGCAGAGATTTCTAACAAGACATCTACGTACTTTACTTCTCGATATGTGTTCCTTACTTGTAATGCGAAGATACTCGATTTCACAGTGGACGGAGCGAATATGTTAGATGGAGAATCAGCGATAAGAAGAATAGATTTGAGTGTGGTTTTTGATCCAAAGGAAGAGTTTAGGTCGGACAAGGTAAGTAAACATTTTTTCGGAGTACTCAAGAAAGCCCCTCGAACTGGTGAAATTATTGACAGGACACAAGAGTTGGATTTTAAGGTGATTGATGCAGGAGTTGAGCAAAAGATGGACTATGTTGACATGGTTAAGTATGTTGCTCGACAAGTGTTTTATCATCGAAAAATGCAATTTGCGTTGGATTGTCATGACGTTTTACCGTCACAGTTCCAGAAAAACCCTGAGTACGCTGCTTTACCAGAAGCAGCATTTTGTTCGGGAAGAGAAGATGGAGAGAGTGGACATAGTAGTGATACTTTGTCGCATTGGACAGCGTCGGATGAGGAAGGAATATATATTGAGGAGCCGAGACCATTTGGAAATATGGACATGAGTACGGAAAAGGTAGAAGTGTGTACGTGTGGGTGCCATTGTATGTGTTATGATTACAGTTGTTCTTTGTGCAAGCATGCGATTAAAACGATGCGATTAAGACAATATAAGATGGAATCAGATGATCCGTTAATGAATTGTATATGTGGATGTTGGGAACAGGAAGGTATCCGAATTATCAAATATCGCGTAAAGAATTCATTTATGGAAAATTTTAGGAAATCTTATAAGAAATTAATGGCATCGGTTTTTGATTATGTAGCAAAGTACAAATGGGTTATGGCAGGTCTTGGAATACTTGGTTTGGCCATTTTTGGTTTGACCATGTATTTCAAAAGTGATGGCAAGAGTTTGTTGGTGGAGCATGAAGGAGGCGGAGGTTTAGATTCAAGTGGTAAGCAGGGAGTGAAAGGACAAGCGAGTAGGAAGACAAGGAGAGCATATAAACGACGAATGGAAGAAGGAAAGGACGAATTAGGACCAGTGATTGAAAAATCGAAGGAAGTGGGTGACATGGGAAAGAAAAAGATAGTACCAAAAATGAGTTTCAGTGAAGTAGTTAAAATACAGAAGGAAAAGACGAATATAACGACGTTTGAAAGTATGTTGGATGAGAATGCAGCGTCAGTGTCGAGGGTCGCGAAGTACGCAACGGTTAGAGTTCGAAATTTGAATACAGGGTCATTTACGTCAGGTGTGATGATGCATGATAAAGTGCTTTATTGCAATTGGCATATTATTGGCAATGTTGAAAATGAGATTGAGATCGGTGGTGCTTTCAAGACAGAGTACATGTGTAAGTTCAAACTGAAGGACTTGGGGAAGGCGAATTACATTGTTTATCCGGATCAGGACATTTGTGTTATTAACCTGATGAAGTTTAAGTTTTCGAGTTTTAGAGATTTAACAAATCTATTTATAAAAGATGAAGATGATGTACCATTTGAGTGCAACATATACTTTAGTCCAGCAAATTGGAAGAAAGACAAATTTTATAAATTAGATGAATTGGATCCCTTTTTCTCGAGGATTGGCAACATTGGGTTATTGTCGACATCGGTGGACTGTTCAGTGAGAGAGACAGGAGCGCAGAAAGTGATACATGACGCATTTAGTTACAATGTAGAGTCAACGTATGGAGATTGTGGAACGCTTGTGTTAGCAGCAGAGACGGGAATGCCAAGGAAGATCTTGGGGATGCATTTTGCATCAGTGCGAGGTCAGCCGTTGGGTTACGGAATGTTTATAACGCAAGAGTTTATACAGTCGAATAAGGCAGTACTGAGGAAGGCAAACGCAGAGTTTACATGTACGCAGGAGTATCCGGTGTGTGACGAGTTTGTGGAGAACGATTTTTCAATATTTACCGAAGAGGAAAGGTCGAGGATCGAGTTGATCGGGACTGTTCATCCTCCGTATGTGATGAGGACACCTTCTAAGACAGATCTTGTACCCTTACCATGTAAGGATATGATTTATGAATCAAGGAAGTTGCCAGCAGCACTGCGGAAGGTGGATGGAAAGGATCCACTGCGGTTAGGAATATTGCCAGTATGTTGTCAGGATAAGTATATCGATCCTGCATTGCTGAAGTTGTGCGTGGATAGTACGGTCAAGAAGTTGTGCTCGTATAAAACGAGACATTCGGACGGAAGGTTATTAACGGAGGCGGAAAATCTGAACGGGATATTTTGCGATGATTCCATGATTGGAGTCAATGTGAAAAGCTCGCCAGGTTGGCCGTTTACACTGATACCAGGTTTCAAAGGAAAGAGAGACTTATTAATCGAGATTGGACCGAACGAGTTTGAACTACGGAAGGAGATTCGAGAGTTGGTTGATGATGCGGAGGTGGTGTTGAAGGATAGAGCGATACCGGTTTACATTATTGACACAAAAAAAGACGAGAAAAGGGCAATTGCTAAAGTGGAAGCAGGGTCTACGAGGATTTTCCAGAATTGTAATTTTATTGCAAATTTTCTGATAAGGAAATACTTTCAGACTTTTATTTCGCATTGCATGTTGTCGTGTGTGGCAGGGCCGATTGGAATTGGATTGAATTGTCATGGTGAAGAGTGGGGAATTTTATACCGAAGGCTGATTGGGATGTCGAGGAATTTTATTGCGGGTGATTACGCGAAATACGATAAAAAGATGCCTTACGCAATGTTTATGGCTGGAGTTGAGGTCATCAATAGATATTACGATGATGAGTATTCGGCGCAAAGGGTGAATTTAATTTCATCAGTTGTGTCGGGTTTTCACATTTGTGGTAATACTATGTATAGATCGCATCATGGGATGCCTTCTGGGATGGCTTTAACGTCGACTATGAACAGTGTCGTGAATTGTTTATTATTTCGTTTTGCGTTTTTGCGGATAGGAATGCAGATTGAGGAGGCGAGATGTCTTGAGATATTTAATGTGTATGATAATCTTGTTGAGTCTACATTTTATGGGGATGACCATATTTTAACGGTCCACGATTCTATCGCGGAGTGGTATAATATGAGATTTTGCAAAAAGGTGTTTGACTCAATGGGGTTGGATTATACAACAAATGACAAGAAAGATGTCGTAACGGACTTTATACCGGAGGAGAAGTTGTCGTATTTGAAGAGAAAGTTTTCGATGGTAGATGGACGAATAAACGCGCCTTTGAATTTTGGCGATTCATTAATTGAACTTTGGAATTGGTCTCATAAGACACTTCCAGTTTTGGAAGCGTTGGAGA